TTATGAGCATTCCCAAAACTTTGATCGCCAGGAGTTATAGATTTTAATTTATTGCCATTTGGTAATATTATTTTTGATTCTTTAACTTTAGGCAACGCTTTTTTAAGCGTTTCTTTTTCAGCAGAATTCATAGCACTTAACAAGCCTTTAGATTTTATTTTAGATAAATCTACTTTAACTTTGGCTTTGTCGGCAGCACTTATTACTCGGTCATACACTTCAGTAGCAGCATCTTTAGCAGCATCCCTATCGACTTTAGCTATTTTGTCGGCCAATTCTTTAGCACCACCTTTAGGAAAAGCTTTAGGAAGATTTGCTGCCCACTTACCAAGTTTTAATAGTTGTTTTCCACCATATTGAAGTCCACTAAAAACTCCCCCAGCAATTGCTCCACCTGCGGCTTTTTTCCCTGAATTTTCTAATCTAGATTCGCCTTCATTAACATAATCTGTTGCCCCCTCAAGACCACCTGTTAATCCACCAGTAACTATATTTTTTGCTAAATTACTATTTAATAGCCATTTTGGAATACCTGCGAGTGCCTTGGTGGGTATGTTTCCTGCTAATGCCCCTACAGGTTTTTTAAGTGCTATAGCCGCTAATATATCTCTATTAACTTTACCTATAAGTTCTCCTCCATTTGTTATAAGAGGATAGTCTTCTCCAGCTAATTTAAGACTTGATTCTCGTTCCCTTGCTTTTTCTTTAGACCAATCGGATACACCTTGTCCTAAATAACCGCTTTCTAATAAAGGCTGTAATGCTCCGTGTACTGGTGCTTCGTAAACTGCTCTTTGGCTGGTTAGACCAGCCAATAACGCTTTTACGAATGGATTACCAACAGAATCATTATTTGTTTGTGGCATCGGAGCGCTTTCAGGCTTGATATCTTCGCCGATTGATGTCTCGCGATGAGGCTCTTGGGATTCTAACCCCCTTCTTCTATTCCTTTCTGCTATAGCCTGCTCTTTAGTTACAGATGAATAGCTGCGTGCACCAGACGATAAATTGCGTCTTCTCTCCCTTTCTGCTATAGCCTGTTCTTTAGTTATGCCCATTTAATTACTCCCTATTTATCAGGACCATCTGCTATGGCGTCTATTTCTGCATCGGACATGGAAGATAGCTCTTTCTCATTACTACTATTGCTTTCTGGCCTAAAGTCATCGTAATCGTCATATACTGGAAAACGATAATCTAATCCTTCCTTAGTCTTTTTCTTCCATGCATCGGCATAGGCGTTTTCTTCTAATAGTGAGTCAATAATCATTTGATTAGTTGCGTCAGTATTTAAAGGATTAACTTTTGCTGATTGCATAATTTTAGCTAAAAAGTCAGTTACACCTCTTTTTCCTACAGCGCCACCGCCTAATGAATTCATATACCTAAGTAGAGCGCTGTTACCTAATTTTTGTGCCTTATTAAGGGCATCAAGACCTTTTTTATCTCCGTTAAACTTCCGCCATACTTGAGAGATAATCCCTGGCTCTTTTTGCAAAAGTATATTATTGAATGCCTCACTCATATTAGGATGCTCTTTCATTAACTTTTTAAACTCTTTTAATTCTTTGCCCATTTGCATGAGGTTTTCGGCTTTAACAAGATTATCTTTCATACGTTTTGTCGTATCATGCTGCTCAGCTTTAGGCAGCTTATCCAAAGATCCAGGAATATATTTTCCGTATTTTGATGCATCCGTAAGTTTATTGTTTTCAGCAGCAGCTTGACTGTTTGCATGATTTGCGTGCGCCTGATTTAACCCAATCTTAGATTCAATCTCCCTATTATAATTTTCAGCCTGGTTTTGTTGTAACATAGCAGTAAACTTTTCCATATCAGGAGCATATTGAGCCTTAGCGCCTTGGATAGAATTTTGGTGACGCATACCCTCATTCTTTAAACCACGTCTTTCGCCAGCGTGTTGCGCTTCTCTCATTTTTAATAAACCAGAGAATATATCGTCTTTAAAATCGATAGGATCAATGGCAGCAAAATTAATAGGTGTAATAGGCATAATTATCCTCCAAAAAGTGCGCCAAGAGAGCTAAACATGCCAGTAAGTCTACCGTTAGCAGCATCAAGGCCGTCTTGGTTTTTCGAACTTAGTAAATCACCAAATAAACCCATTCTGCTGTTACGTCTATTAGCTTGATCTAACCTTCTTTGACGTTCACCCTCAAATCTAAGTCCTGCTTGTTGTCCTAAATTAGTTCCCAATATACTTGCTAAATCATGTGCAGCATCGCCGCCTCTTCCGGCCTCCCCTGCTAATACTCTTTCGCGCCCAGCCAATCTTCTTTCTTCACCTTCTAAGCCAGACTTTTGAATATTCAAAACATTGGATAAATACTCTGCCATATCAGAGCCAAGTAAATCTTTAATTGTTTCAGCTTGGTTTGCTTGATCATACTGGGTTCCAGAAAAACCACCAGATGCCGCACTATTTCTAGCAGCTCCTAGCATTTGATTTTGTTTGTAATTGTAACCCCTAGATGGCTCGTAATCTTTCATTAAGTTATTCATAAAAGCTGTAGGATCACGTCCCATTTGGCTATATTCTGCTGGAAATTGAGTTGGGTTAGTAGTAGAGGTATTACTATATTGATCTAAAAGACTGTTATAAGCTTTTCTTCCTTCTTCGGTGTAGGGGTTTAAATAGCTTCTAGCCATACCTGGAATTTGGTTTAAATATTCCATGCCAGCCCCATAATTGCCACCACCGCCTCCTCCGCTACCACCAAAGCCGCTCATAGCGCCCATTAAGCCACCAATCGGACCACCTGTCAGGTAACCCATACCAGCTCCCATAAGAGGCTTAGTTACGCCTTTAAACATCTTTCCTACGCTTTTAAAAAATCCCATTATCTATGCTCCTTATGGATATGAAGTAGTTGTAAATTTTACTAAACTACCGTTAACTTTTCCAACAAATATAGGCGGCGTACTGTCGGTTACATACCAAAGCGTACCATCTGGCATCTGTGATGATATTATAGCTAAGTTTGCCGTCGTTATCTCTGGTACAACCCAACCATTATTACTTAAATTATCCCTTAAAGTTTGATTTAATTCTTGGTTATAATTTTCTTGATTGTCATTTTGTATGTATGTTGGTAAGTCCATTAATACAACACCACCATTCCGTTATTAGCTACAAAACGGCTTAATCCCCAAAATCTTAATTTTAAAGTTAAACTATTACATGCTCCTAAATTTTCCCAGTTAAGAATGTTCTGACGTATTCCTATAGGGTTTAAATTTCTAGAGACGGTATTGCTCCAGGATACACCGCTGTCTCTTGAGACCGTTAAATCAACCCTAGGTTGATATGGGATCGTAAGTGATGCTATATCACTAGAATCCTCATCTGCCATTTGTTGTCCAGCCTCAGTGTATATAGTATCGTCAGGTGGAGTAAATAAATCCTCAGTTATTAGTAAATCCTGTCCAGGGCTATTTATTGATAATCCTGTAACATTTTTATCGTTGCCTTGTTCAATTGTAAACACAAAACTGTTTGGCCTGAATTGACTACTATCATCTTCCCTAATAGTATCACAAATTCTAATCCTTTGGATCTCATATATTTGAGTTGGATCTGAAATCATAGTCGGTAAATTTTCATTATATGTAGTTAAATCCGTTGATGATAAATAAATAGCAGCATTATTTAATGAAACAAAATAAGTGTTGCCATTAAAGTAGGCATAATTTTTAGCTGGATGATAATCTAATGCGTAATCACTAAGATTAAAAAACATTTCTGTATTAAAATCATAAAGAATGGTTAAATTATCAGCTGGATTATAAAATGTTAATTGATAAAATAAATGACCATCTTGTCTATAAAACATGGCCGTTGATTCAGCTACATATTTAATGTGGGATAATTGGTGATCAATACCATCTGTTGATATTGGCTTAAATCCTTGTCCAGTATACACCATAATAGTTGGTGCATTATTTTCATTAATAGCGAGCCACGCTACATATCTATCTGAGGTTGCAATGGTTGAAATCGAGGCACAACCATAATCAATGTTTATGGTGTTATTACGTCTATAATTTTGAAGGCCGCCAATTTGTGTCCATATCTCACAAACTGATGTACCCATAACTAAAACGTTAGCGCCTTGCCCTGGCAGCCTTACTATAGCTAATGCATAATCAGGTTTAGTTTGTAAGGCAAATTGTCCAGGAGTTGCTTGTATTATTGTGGTTGGTGTACTGTATTTATAAGCATACCAAGCTGAGCCATTACTAGTTCTGTCAGCATTTCCAAAAAGGAAATAGGTATTATGATACTCTACATAATTTGGGATAAGGTTACCTAATCCAGTTTGAACCGTTAAACTGGTGCCTGGCAGGGAATAATTATAGATGTAAGCATTTAACCCATCTACAATACAAATCTGTGAGTTTAAATTTTCATCTATATATACAACACCTCTTTCAGTTCCCAACATTCCTACAAAAGTAGGTACAAGGTGCTCGTTTAATGAATAAACAAAACTGTCTACTACTATGATCAAAATGTTACCACGAATACTAGTAAAAATAGCACGGCCTAATCCATCCGGAAGTAATTCATAAACTTTTTGATACCCAGCGGTGTTAACTAGCCATTCGTCAGAAACAAACATGTTGTATGTTTTTTCACTTGAGATTTTCTTATATCTACCGAAGGTTGAACCTCCCACTACATTTACGGGCTCTTGTTTGGCGTTGGGTGTTTGTCTCATTTATGGAGTATCCCTTAATTAATTGGTAGTCCAGCCCTTTCCAAGATTTACTTGCGCGTAATTGATCGAGTTGCCCGAATTAAAAGTAGAAGTTTTATTAATCCTTAAATCCATTGGGCTTGAACGCTTGGAGATCATTTGTTGATATTGTAGTAGTTGTTTAGTTAATGATGGGGAAGGTGCGAAATTGTATGCTGTACACAATCTGTCGGCTAAACGGTATTGTAAATAATTAATATAATACTGATCAAGTATTAACGATAAGTCTTGATTAATAGTTACTGTTTGCAATCTAAAGCGCCCTGTTAATTGCATTGGGTAAGCAGTGTCCGGAAAGAAATAGATAAATAAATTACAGCCACCTAAACAACGCTCGCAATGCCAATTATAAGGCAATGATTCAACATTTTCTGCGCGTGCTGCACCAAAATACAAATCTTGAGATTCTTTTCTCATTTGATACCGAATGGTATTAATAAAGAATGTTAAAGTTTCAGGATCAGATAGGTTTGGAATAAAATACATTTCTTGGCCAGGTACTGCATTAAAGTCATATGATGTCGTAAAATAAGGGATCATATCTTCTTCAATTGCAGTATCAGACAAGATTTCGTTTAGTTTTAAAAAGCCTACTTGCTCCTGGTCTCCTGCCACTTGCTGAAAATTTCTTGAGACGATTCCTGACGTATAAAATGCCTCTGAAATAAGCAGTGTGACAGGATAAGCCATGGACAAGTGCTCCTTATAATTGATCTACATAGCCAAATACAGAAACTGCCAAAGCAGCCGCAACATTTGAAACTAAGTAATCAACGCCTGTTGTACCTGTTATAGTTGAACAAGGACATACTAAAGATGTACTAGTAACCGTACTAGCAGGGGACGACATAACAACCTGACCAGCCGCTGAACTTGAGCCACTAGCTTTAAAAGCAGCAGTACGAGTTGCGCCAGCGTCAGCTGTTAAAACTGCCTCTAGTATTACAGAACTTGCAGTGCTTGGTACCATTGCTGAAACGTTAACTAAAGCAAAAGTAGTAGATGCACCAGCTGTTACAGCAGTTGCAATAGCAGCAGCATACCATATAGTGCGACTAGCTTGGCTAAAGTCTAGAATTGCAGCAGCGCCGCTTGTTAGAACAGCTCCAATACGGCGGAACATATCATAACCAGCAGGTAATGTTGGAGCGCTAAAGCTAGTTGATAAAAGGCCAGCCGTAGCGTTAAATCCAGTAGAATCGCCGATTACATAAACCGCATATAAAGTGCTATTGGCTAATGCGCCAACGTCTAATCCGTTAGCTCCGTTAGCAGATGCCACAATAGTTGCAGCGCTTGATAACACAATGTCGTTAACATTGGTTGAATCACGAAACTGTCCGGAGGCAATTGTAATACTAGTGCCGCTTACAAATGAAAGCGCACCACCTTGGACATAAAGGTTACCAAGGTTAACCATAGGGTAGTTAGGTTGTATTGTCATAACATTCTTCCTTTTAAATAAGGGGCATGGCTGCCCCTATTGTTAATCATCAGGTTATAGAGGGAATACGAGCGCCATCGCATATTCTGATACAAGTGTACTTCCCCATATTGCATCATGGATCATCCCCATCTGATTTTGTCCAAATAGATTTCCGTAATACATACGCATTGATACACCTGTTTCTGGATCGTTTTCGTTTCCTGTAGGGAACGGTACTTGATCAGGCAATCTTGGCATTGCTAAGAACAATGGATCGCCAGCTGTTATCAGCCCAGACCTATGACTTGGTAATACAGAAACCTGCATACCAGGTAATATTTGGGTATTTAAGTTTTGAGCATTAGTTTGAGATGCTTGTAATGCTGGGAAGATATTAACAGTTACTTGCGATCCATTGGTGGATGCAGCAGCTGCGGTAGCTTGGAATTGAACTGGGTTAGCGGATACTTTATGCCCAATAAAAGTTCTGTAACGTAAGTTGGTATATCCAGCTACGCCATCGTTAAATTGGAATTTATCGTATTGAGCAACAGAGTTAGCATCATTTGCAGCATGAGTACCACTAAAGGTAATAGCTGTTACAGCGCCGTTAGCATCTAACGTAGTAGAAACTACAGTTAAAGTGCTTCCTTGTTGTCCTTCAGTTCCTGCTATATGAATTGGCAATAAGTTAGATTGGTACCAATCGCAATTAGAGAACTCCCCTAATTCCCAACTGTTCGCAATCTTGTTATTACGATCCATTGCAAATTGGTTTAATCCAGTACCAACGATGTTAGGTACAACGGTGTCACCAATATATGCTTTGGCGCGGCCATTAGCTGAACCATAGTTACGGTATAATGCTAATGCATTAGCTAATTGGGTATAGCTGTTAATTGGGTTAACGCCATCACCAAAGAATCTATAAGTATTAGTTACACAATTTTGTGCAACGTTAGCTTCGATTTGTGCGCCAATTTCTTGAACAGCAGCTTTACCGAAACGTCCCATGTATTCCTCAACATTGAATATAAATTGTTGAGATGTAAATGTATAGTTAGTTGAAACTGATTGATCGCAAACCAAAGTTTGTATTCTTTGATCGGCTGGTTG